GTCCCATTATTAACCTCTTATTATATTTGTATTCCCGGATTCATCTGTTGCAAAGTTACCGGATTCATCAACTAAAACGTTATATGTTTCATCTATTGGCATTGTGTAAGGCTCTATATATCTAAGCGTTAAAGCAATTTCAAATTTATCAAAGTTCTTTGTAATGCCTAGCACTTCATATTTATTATATACCGGAGCGATTGCAACACCGTTCTTTGTGAATAACCTTGACACGGGAGCTGCGGCAACAAAGTCCATAATTTCTATATCTGTGCAATACGGTATCGATCTTGTGATTATATCTCCGACTAACTTACTAATTGACATTATAGATTCTGACTTTGCTTGTGCATCTGCAAGGCTTGTTAAATTAGTTTCAATCGTTGTAGTCTTATAAGTTTTGTAAGTGTCAAAAACAGTAGCTTTATAATTTACATTTTCGTATTGTTCATATTTATCATTATCAAGATTATGATTATATTTAATAATTACTGAAGATAAAAACTCTGCTCCGTTGTTCTCAATCTCTGGTTCGCTTATCCATTCATCTTGATAGATAATTTTTGTTACTGCCCTTGCATCGTCGTAAATACGGATTGTATAAACTCCGGTATCTTTAAAGAAAAATACACCGTCTATATCAACACATATCTGTTGAATTACATCTTGAAGCTTTTTATCGTCATCTACTGACACGCTCGTGTCTCTTGAAACTGCCTGAGCTATTGCCGTTTCCGTAGTGTCCCAAAAAGTAGAAGTATAGTTTTTATCATCATATCTATACATTAGGTCTTTAATTATGTCAACTCCGTTTTTTGTCGCTGTTGCCTGAAATGTCGCTGTAACGTTTGCCTGATCTGTCCCGGCTGTCATTGTTAAAGTAAAAGTCCCTGCTGTTAAGTTTTGACTCGCTGTCGCTGTTGCTGTCCCGTCAACATAAACCGTTGTTATAGAATCAACTGCATTAAATTCAGTATCGCATAATAAAAATGTGAATGTAGTTGTCCCTGTCTGAGTTTCGTTTAAACATATGCACGGGCTTTTAATCTGCTTTCCGTATTTAACCGGTTTAGGCTTGTCAACATTGCTATCATTTAATGACGGGTATAGTGTTTTATTTAATAGGTTATTTGCAATTGATAAAGTCAATCCTTTCCGGGGATCTTGTAGCTTGACATTAAATTCAGTCCATGACCTGTAATCATTTTCAATCAATCCCTGAAACGCTAAAGTAAAAGCGGAATAAGCGTCATCTTTTTCACCTATTAGAATCCGGCTTGCCTGTGCGTATAAATTCCGATCTCTCCAGTCGTCAAAGTATCCATCTTCGTTGAAACATGAAACTGAACCGGTAGTGTATTTTAAAAGCCCGTAGAAAAGAGGGTCTTTCTTTTTGCTGATGTTGAATACTTTGTTTACTCTTGGCTCATAGAATATATTATTGTAATATGGTTTATTGTCGCCTATTACACCTTTAGAGAATCCTTTAACAAATCCAAAAGCGATTTCGCTATATTTATGTGGTGGTTCTGAATTATTAAAATGAATCAATATTTTAGTTGTTGAAATATTATATAAAAATGCACTTTCAGTTGATTGTAATTCTGAATATGTAAAGACTCGACTGTATTGTACACCATCAACAGACACTGATCTAATGTCATAAACGATAATATTATTATCTCTATAAAATCCGGTTATTCCTCTATCATCTAAAATAGTTTTTACGCCATCCCATGCCGGAGAAATAACCCATTGCCATATACCAGAAGTATAATTCAAAAATCCTATTGAATTTATTGGTTTATCATATTCCCATAGAATGCAATAATTATTACTCATAATTTTTTATCTATTAACTCTTGAATTATAATTCTTCTATTTTTAATTGATACTGTTCCTGATCCTGTATGCCAAGACATATAATATGTATAAGATCCTGTAGTTCTTGCAATATATTCTGAATTTATACAGCACGGGTAATATGTTGCATCTTCAACTTTTGTCATTGTAGGTCTTGCATCTGAATATGTATTGCCTGTTGAGTTTAAAAAAGCACTTGTCAGTGATGCCGACCATGTAGCATCACCGTTATATATATACGACAATGTTCCAGACGTTGATGCTTCAAATAGTAAAATAAAACTATAGGTGTGTCCTGCTATTACATTTATGGTTAAACTTAAATTTGTTTCATTGACTATGGACATACTGGTAGTTGATCTTGTTGTAGAATCTGATGCCGTATAATATACTTTTGTGTTTGAATTATCTGTTAATGATATATTTTTGGTATATGATGATCCTGATTTAAAAATTACAAATTCTAAATATCTATAATTAACACTTCCACCCGTGCCATAAAATCCCTGTTTACTGTCTGACCACGTAGGTGCTGTATTTGTCCACGTTGGAGTAACCGTTGCCGTGCCTAATGCCGGATCACCTGAAGGCACAAGATAAATATAAACCGTCCCGTCTGATGGTGAACCGCTTATAGCACATTCAGTTGTAAACTTTACCATCGCTCCGTTATTTTCAACGACTGAACCGATAGCGATAGCCGGTAAACTTGTATTATTGTAGTTTGTCAAGCTGACTTGATGATGCCCTATTATTACACCGTCTGTTGTATTCTGTAAATCTATAATGCTCGTATCTGCGTTTGAATAATAATTAAGCTGTACTGGTAAACCCATTTAATTACTCCTTAAAAAGTTTGTTCTATTTCTATACCGACCGACCAAAGATTGCCGTTTACTGTCATCTTGCCCCATGCTAAATTTTTGGTTAATGTGCAGTAAATAGGCTCTTCAACCGTTAAAGACTCTTCCCATATAATCAACCAGAAAGGTTTAACGATATCAACTGTATTCCAGAATGTCTTTAATAAAACTCTTGTAGTTGCGTTAATTTCCGATAAAGTAAACTTTGCAGATTTATAAGCCAACTGTCGATTTGCGTATATCTGCCCCGATGTGCTTTTCGATGTGCTTGAATTTGAATCATTGTTAAGGCTCATTCCCGTGTCCATGTAGACTGCTAAATGAGTGCCGAGAAATACTTTGCTTATTTCTAAATAATCATCGGGATTGCTTGCATCTGAAATTGATAGTCTCCAATATCTATATGTTTGATCTGTGACTAAATCTTTGTAAATATAGCCTGCTGAATAAGAAACCGATGTAGTATATGATGGAGCTGTCCAGACGTTCGTAGCGTTGCCATCAAGCGTTATAGTGACCCCTGAAGTGAAGTTATGATCTTGTATCATTAGCTTAGAAACTGCAACCGCTGATAATAAATCAAAAATAAATGTCTGAGAAGTGTCAGAAACAGTCCTACCCACACGGGATAGACGGTCATCATTAAAGGCAGTTGTAAAGTCATAATCAGGATTCTCTGTGAGTGCTGTTATTGTTGCACCCTCTACATGATTGTCGAATAAAATGTACATTATCGTTTCACCAATGCCCGTTCATTTATAAATAAGTCCCCGTCCTGACTTGCTTGAAATATCATATTAAATAAAGCCTCTTTGCTCATTGCCGGAACTTGCCTCATTGAAGATCCGCCGCCTTGACCGTTTCCAATTGCTGAAAGTATATTTGCCATCTGATCAGCGTTTGAAACAAGCTCTGTTCCACCGTCCCCGGCTATTATCTGAGTTCCCTGTGCTGAACCGGGTATAATTCCACCTGATGCAAATTTCGGCGGCTGTGGCTTGCTTGCTAAAGTTGCCGCGAACATAGCTCCGGCGGCAATAGCTGCAACACCGGCTAATATCATTGGAAGGGGAGTTGCCGCTGCTCCTGGTATTGCTAAAGCTGAAACATACGCATTTAATGGCGCTTGAAAAGTCTGTATAAGCGACATACCAACTTGAAGCTCCCATGCAGTTAATGCAGCTTCATATTCCATCTGTGCTTTTTTCTTGCGATATTTCTCTTCAATCTGTGCTTTGACTAAAGCTCTTCTTTTCTCTTCAACTGCTAAAGCGTCACCAGTTGCAACCGCTGCATTATATTCCCTTTGTGCTTGCTCAACTTGAGTTTCTTCAGCAACACCGGCGGCCTGAAGTTCAGCTTCCATTTGTGCATCGAGTGCATCTATATCTGCCTTCGCTCTGGCTGCAAATAGAGATTGAAAAGATGAAAGAAGATTAGTAATTGAACCGCCTATTGCCTGGGAATAAGCGTTATATTTATTCAGCCTTTCAGCAAACTCTTTATCTTCAGCATCTGCAATTTTCTTCTTTGCGTTTATCTCATATTGAGTAAGAGCATCTATATCTTTTTGTTTGTTCAATCCATATTTAACATAAAGTGCTTTTCTCTGATCTAATTCCTGTTGAATCATTTCAGATTCTAATTTTCCATATTGAGCGTTTTTTTCAAATGTATCTCTAGCTAATTTTGATGCATCACTTTCGCCTGATTTAACTCTACCGCCGCCAACTTTAGTATCTTCAACAGCTTTCTTAATGGGTAATCTTCCGCTTTCAATTGTATCTTGATATTTCTGAACCGCTTTCTCTGCTGCGTTCCATTTTTCAACCTGATCGTTTATTGCATCTGCTGTCCATGTTGCGTAATCCCATAAAGCCTTTGCAGGTAACGCAACTTTCCATAATATCCCGGCGATTGCAGATGATTCTTTTTTCTGACTGACTATTGCACTACCGATATTATTAAATAATTCAAGCCATACTTTAGCAGTCGGGGATATTTCATCTCCTATTATTACTGCTATCTGTCCAAGATTATCTTGTAAATTTGACCATTGACCGCCGAGTGTCTTTGCTTGCTCTGCCATTAAGCCACCAAACTGTGACCCTTTAGCAGTCATGTTAACAAATGCTTTTTCCATTAAAGCAAATGAAATTTTTCCTTCAGATCCGAGTTTCTTAACTTCTGAAGCATTAACTCCCATGACTTTAGCAAGCTCTGTAAATATCGGGATTCCTCTACCAGCAAGCTGATTTAAATCTTCAGCGTATAAAGTCCCCTGTACTCTTGCCTTTCCATAAAGGTCTGATAGTTCTCCAATCGGAATATTTAAAGCTGCTGAAACGTCGCCAAGTCTTGTCAATGTGGGTATTATATTATCCGATGCAACACCAAACGCTAAAAGTTGTTTTCCTGCGTTTACTATTTCCGGTAATTCAAAAGGTGTATTTGCAGCGAATGAAGTCATCTCTTTAAGTAGTGCGTTTGCTTTTTCAGCAGATCCGAGCATCGTAGTAAATGCAACTTTGCTTTTCTCCATTGTTGCTGATGCACTTAATACGGCTTTACCTAAACTATAGAAAGTGCCGACTATTCCAAGAGCCATGAAGCCTTTAATGGCACCGCCAAGTTTCCCGAATCCGGATTCTGTCTTTTTAAGGGATTGATCGACACCGGACGTATCGCCCTCAACTTTCCATACTAGCCGTCCTATGTCATATGATGCCATTTAAACCACCTTTAAAATATTGAGAATGGTTGACGATCCTTTTCCCATATCCAATTTTCAACTGACTCCGGGAACTGTGCAATCTGTACGGCATTGTTAGTCATCGGGATATCCATTTTAAGCCAATATTCTTCTTTAGTAATCGGTCTATAGTATTTATTCAATGCTGAAATAAGTCTATCAACATGAAATACTTTTATCTTTAGTGAACCGCTTTTTTTTTATCTATGTCCTTCCAAATGCAAAGTTCTAAAAGTTCATTTATATCATGCGGATTAACTGAATTATTCCAGAATTTCCAGCTCATTAAATCTGCATCTTCAGAATATCCGTTATCTTCGAGTATATCTTTAAGCAATTCAAATCTGCGTTCTATCAGGTTACTTGACTTTGACGCTCTTATTAAATCTTCAAGTTTGTTGATCTCTTCTTTAAATACTTTGATAGACATATTAAAATCTTCAGGCTTAGTTTCTTTTAATATTCTTATCTCTTCTTCAATCGCTTGAATGTTCATCCATGCAGCTCTGATATCAAACATCTCTTGCTGAATCTTTGAGTAATCCTCATGTCTCTGATTAGGCACAAAATCAATCTCTATCTTCTTTGTAGACTTCTTGCCTTTAATCCTATAATTCAAATCGTATTCAACTTTCTTTATCATTTTTAAACTCCTGTTTTTAAGTTCTATTTATAGTGGAGGAGGGCTTTTACACCCCCCTCCGATTTATTTAAGCAGCTCCATTATCTACGGAAAAGGCCATTAGCTGACGGCCATCTGTAAGAGTGCTGTCAAGTTTAGCAGTAAATTGAAGAGGCAACATCTCAACGCCATCCTCATTAGCACCTTTAAAGTTAAAAGCAAATCCGCCGGTATTTGCATCTACGGAATAAAGTTCAAGCTCTCTTACTTTGCTTGCGCTGTCAGTATGAGTAATCTTCATTGCATAAGCTGAAAGTGTAGCTCCTGAAGATCCGCAGTGAACAGTAGTTTTAGCAACCGGAGTATTTGTACCGAAGTCAATTGTTATAGCCTTAGTTTTCGGAGTACCCGTCGACATACCAGCTGAATTAAATATTATGCTCCATCCTGAATAACTATCAGAATCCGCAACTACCATATAATCACCAGCCGCCCCCGCTCCAATCTCTACGAGTGTTTCTGGAGTACCGCCAACGTCCAACGTAACGCTTGTGAGTACAGGCTTTGTGCTTAATTTCAGCTTTGTTGAATCTGTGCTTGATTCTTTCATGACAAGTTCATATTTAATATTATCATTCCAGTTTGCCGCGATAAGCTGAACCGGTGCGGTAGTGTTTGCACTTGCCGCAGTCGTTGAACTTGTGAACAGTCCGCCGCCAAGTCTTACGATATTAGCCGGATCAAGATTGATCAGATTAAAAGCGCCTGCAATAGTCATGTTTTTAATACGCTTTGCAAGTTTCCCGGCGTTACCTGTTTCAATTTGTGACTCGTCATACTGTAATGTAGCTGTTATTCCCTGTTCGATTGCTCCGATATCTGTATAAGATACTTCTCCTGCTGCTTTGATTGATACCTTTGCCCCATCGGGCATATAAACGTAGCTTGTGATCGTTGTCTGAACTGGCATTTTTTTACCTCATTTTTAACTTTATTGATATCGGTGTGTTGTACACATCCGTTGAATCTTGTGGCGGTATTGTTTGCAACACCGAACTTAATGTAAAACTATCTACTCCATGCACCCGGTTTAAAGCCTCATGCACGTTATATGCTAAATTTAATGACTTTCCGAATGTATCTGCCCGGCAATTTACTGAATACTCATATTCTTCTAATTCACTCGCTCCGATAATAGGGGAGATTAAATAAAAGTTAATGCTCTTCTTCCCGGTAAATGCTTCAGGGATTAAAGAATCATTAAACAACGCTTTACCTGTTTTAAATGAATCAAGCAAATTAGTTATTGCAGTTACATTTAAAGCTGTGTATATTTCAGTAGCTCCCCACATTATTTTAAACCGCCTACTCCAAAAGTTTCTCTATCTGTCATTGCGCCGGGAACTAATTTCCCTCTTGCCACTTCCTGAATCCGTTTAACCATGACATCAGCACCTCTTTGACCTTGTGCTTTTATCGCTATTGCCGGTCTTAAATACGGCTGAGGTCTCATTCTACGAGTGCCGAATTCCTGATAGACTGCATATTCAACCGGAGTGCCGACATATCCCTCTAAAGCATTAGGATTAGGCATACCCGTCCAATCTCCGCCGCCGCTTGACTTTGACGTTTTCCATGTGATAGAGTTTTTCAATAATGCAGTATCTACCGGCGCAAGGCTTACGGCTTGACCTTCAACCGCTGCACATATTGACGCTATTCCCTTTTCAACACCGTCTCTAATCGCATCCATTACATTCGGATTTTTAGATATTGTAATCATATCCATTCCTTGAGATTAAGCTGTAATACTTTCCCTTGACCACCGATATCATCAGCATAAACAAGTTTATAATCTCCGAATCCTGAAACGGTTATCTTCATGTCTGGCGCTATCTCTGATTCTGCTATTGATAAAGGATCGACAATTACAACCGCTGAAACTTGTTCTTTAAACTTTTCAGATATATTGTTTTTACTGCCTGAAGCCTTCCAATATATCCCTTTTATAGTTTTGTAAAGAGTCCATACCGGATCACCTAAAACACCCTCAGTTATAGTTTGAGTCATAGTATAAAAAGATATATCATATGACACTTGGCTGTTAAGTAATTCCGCTATCATCTTTTCTTGCCTTTGCAATTATTTACATCATGTTCAGTTTGTAATTTTATAAACGCTTCTTTTATCTTTTCGCCTTCGTTCTTCATTTCCATGATTAACTTATAACTCACTTTTTGCCTTTCGTTAAATATAGCAATCGGCTTTATTACAGAAAAATAATGAACAGCAGCTGTGAAAACAATGCCGCCGAACTTAGCAATAAAAATAATTTCACTTTGCAAACTCTCCATTTCATTTTTCCGCCTCTATCACGTATTATTAACCCACTCTGCAAAAGGGTATTCCTAAATCATCTATTAAAACTTGCGGATAATCGTACTGTCTGTTTATTTCTTTAGCTGAATATGTTATTGATATCGGGCCGTATGTCTCAGATTGAATACCCTTTGATATCGATGTTGTTGTATTCTGCTTGCTGAGTCTATACCATATCATCTTTGATATTGCCGGGAACTGTGCAAGTTCAACCGATGGTATGACATAAGTATCTGATCCTGTCGCCGCTGCTGACATTGTATAATATCCAGTTTTCGGATCGCATGAAGATAGATATGTGTCAACCGGGATATATGGATTATAAACCACTTGGCCTAAATTAAAGCGTGGCTTAGCCATTCCTGTTATATCATAAACATTTGATGAAACTATTAACTGAGTTGAGCCGGATGTAATAACAGCCGGGACGTAATCGTCAAAGCTGTTATTTAACATCCGTCTTATATCGCTTGACACAATTGGAATTAAAGCCGAGATGCTAGCATCATATGTGGATATTCCACTGGCTATTCCTAATTGAGTTTTTACGCTTGATAATGATATTAAATTAAGTATCATTAGAATGCTTCCTCTTGATAAAAGAAAAAGTCTACATCAATATCAGTTGCTGTTACTGTCCCGATATTTTCAAAGTAAGCCACATATTGAGTTGCAGGCTGAAGAATCAATTCTAAATCTGATCCGCCGCCGTTACCGCCTGATCTGCTTGAAGTTGAAGCACTTCCAACTGATGTACTCGATATTATCTTATCAGGTATTGTTACAGATACATTTCTTGCAGATTCAACCGCTCCGATAAGAACTTTTGAGAGTGTTTTAAATATGCTTGTATTCATAGCCTTTGCAGTTGCACCATTTAAGGCAGTTACTGATGTTAACGCCGATCCATCCGCACCAGTTCCGATTATACCGACCGGCATAGTCGATGCACCCGAAGCAATTATATTAACTATTTGTTCTCTTGCATTTGTAATTGTTGGTGTTTCTATCCCTGCGGTTAATGTCCCTGCAGCAATTGTGATTATTGTAGCATTTGTGCTCGCTTCTCTTATTGTTACAGTACCCGCACACGCCGCGGATAAAGAAGCCCCTAATATATTTTGCCATGTTTGAAGTATTGTTGCCGCAAATGTAGCACCATTTAATACTATTGACTCTTCAGTAATAGTTGTAGTAGCTCCAGTTTTAGTTCCGTATATAGTTAGTATCTGCCCTACATCAGCTGCATTATCCGATAAAGCTTCAACTCCATCGCCCGCTGGTTGATTTGCAAATCCTCCGCCTGCCTTTGTAGTTATTGTCAAATTACCTGTTAAGGCTGCAGTTGCTCCGATGTAAAAAACAGTTTTAGAATCTAAATTAGCTCTATTCCTATTTCTGTTTATAGGCTGTTGCGGAGTTCCTACGGTGTAAACAGATCCTTCATAAAGCCTATGTCTTACGTTATTCCCTGAAGAGCTGAATTGTGCCGGTCTCCAATGTAAATACTTTCCTGTTGAAACCGCCGGAGTTGTAAATCCGATCTTCCAAGTCCCTGCTGCTGCAAGTGCTGTAGTAACTGCAACAAGTGAGAATCCTAAACCTTGATGGATATAGTTATGGTCTGAAGATATATTTGTCAGGAATCCTGTTAAATTTTCTTCACAACCTGCAAAATTTGGATGATTTCTCTTTGCCATTTATTACTCCTCTGAGTCTATTATTTCAGGCTCATCTATATTTTCAATTTTAAGTTCTTCAATCTCTTCTACTTTTTCAATCTTTGATTTCTTTTCAATCTTAGGTTCAACTTTAAAATCTTCAACTCTTTTGTATCTATCAGGATTAAGTGCAAGCATCTTCAAAGCTGTTTCTTCATCATAATCAACTATTTCCGATTCGCCTTTTACTATTCTGTATAATTTCATTTTTACCTCATAAATCC